TTTTAAAAATTTGTGCAATAGCATTCATATCTTCTGGTGTATCACCATATAACATAACTTGCGATGCTTCTTTAACGTGTATTCTTTTCACGTCTTCTTTCATCTGCTCTTTGTTTTGAATGTTATCAACTTTCTTTAAAAAATCTCTAATGTCCATATTATTATTTACCTTTCGACTTTCCTGAAATAGGTGACATTTTATTTTTACTGTCGCCTTCGTTTGGAAGTATGTTACCGCCTGGTTTAATACCACTTGCGGCGTCTGGTGCTGATCTTTCTTTTCTTTCTTTTTCTAATTCTTTTAATAAATCCATTACTCTACTTGTACCTGCTGACTTCTGTTCGTCTTTGCTGTCTTCATATGGTGAATTTAATTTCGCTTCATATGGACCATCATCTTTTTCTCCTTGATACTGCTCTAAAGGTTCATTTGGATTTCTAACTACCATCTGTGCCTCAGCAATGTTTAAAGATTTAGTGAGGTAGTTGTGTAATACAGCACTTGTTGTTGGGTATACTAATTCTACATCAAAGTAAGTTACTTCTGAATTCTCTAAATGTGGAAAATCTAATGGTCTTTTTGTAATAGGAGTTTTTTTACCTGAACTCATTTTTTCTACTACAAATTTTTGTAAAACAGTTTCCATTTCTGCAACTGTTTCCTTAGATAACTCACCTGCTATACCTATTTTGAATGGGTATATTTTTTTGCTTTCTGCTAATATTTCTTGTAATTTACTTGTCATCGTTGTATTTATCCATCTTTTTAAGTTTTTCGAGCAAACTGTTCCGATCAGTGACCACGTATCCTTCGCCCGGAATAACAGTTGCATCACCGTCACCAGACTTGGTATCTTGCTTTTGCTTCTTTAATTGCAGGTCAACCATCTTTAATTTCTTGTCCATTTTAGCCACTTTCGCGTCTAAAGTGGTCTTTAACATCTGTCCTGCAACCTCAAAAATACGGGCACTGTATCTGCTTTCTACGTTCATGCCTAAGTCCATGAGATCCTCATAGGCACTTATTGCCCGTGTGCCGACGTCATCGAGCTCGGAATCGCCCATTTCTCCTAGGCCTTCTACCTTAGGTAGTGCCGCCGCTATCTTGTCAAATTCAGCAATATCACGCATAGTAGTCTTCTGTGCTTCTAATGATTGTTGCTTGTCCTCGGCTTTTTTGTCCTCTACTTCTGCCTTCTCTTTTTCTTCTTTCACAATTTCCTGTGATTCCGGCAGATTCAATAGTTCTTCTAATTTTTTGGTCATAACTTTTGCTAAAAATATTTATGGTTGACTACCAAACGAATATTCCAAGATAGGTTGCTATCGCAATGACAATAATCCAAAATATTAACTTTTCCATTATTCTATAATAATCTTTTTGATTGATCTGGAACCGTCTATGTTATCTTCAAGTTCCGCTTTGGTCCTGATGCACTGATACTTGGTACCTGCACTAAATTGACGTTCAGCAGTTCTTTTACCACGTAGACACTGTGCCATATTTTCTTGTATCCTGTGTTCTTTAATCTCATTGTTAACGAACATTAATAAGGCTACCACCGTCTCTATCATTAGTTTCCGTTCCCGTTTTTGTAAACAATTTCTCTATCAGCATCTTTCAGTTTATCAATATTTTGTTGTGCTTTTTCCATTTGCTCTTGTAAAAATTCTATATTGATCTTATTGTCTGCCATACTGTCTAAATGCTGTTGCATCTTATCTATATTTTTGTATAACTCTTCAATCATCATGTATTGTTCTAAATCACTTTGTGATTGACCTAATTCGCCTCTGGGCCATTTAATTCTAAAGTCCGTATTTTTTGTGACTTCGCTGTGCAGTCTCTCATCTTCGGCTGTCATGTCTCTTTCCAAAAGCACTGCTTTGGTTTCTATTTTGTTTAATCTTTCAATTACACCAAAGTATGCCCATACACCAACTGCCACTGCTGACACAATGGCTATCAAGTTCTTCATTGGCATACTAATTGCAGTTTGATCGCTGATATCCAGTCTTTTCATAATGTACGTATTTATTGTTTATCGTTTAGATCCAGTATGGAATATGTCTGCTTCGTTGATCACTTTGAAGGAAAAACCCCTATTTTTGCACCAAAGCCTTGCTGATTTCCATTTGGCTTGATTTATAATTAATTGTGCTTGGTTGTATCTATTTCTTCCCACACTTTCCATCTTGGTTTGATTCTCGGGCTTGATCTCAATTACATCTGCGTGTTGTCTTCCGTTCTTATCCACATATGCTATGAAAAAGTCTGGCACATAAACTGAAAATTTTCCGTTGAGAGGATGTTTGTAAGGAATTTTGATTGACTCACTTGCCCATTTAGAAATACTAGGACTTTCATCACAAAATCTCATAAATGCAAATTCCCAACTGCTTCTATACAGAGGAGTTTTGCCCCCAACATATTTGTCAGGATATTTCATAGCGAATCTACCCTGTGCAAATTTAGCCATTTTACTTCACTATGTTTCTTTTTTCTGTTTGATTAGATACTGTTGTATCTTTGTATCCAAGAGATGAAATTTTTGATCTGTTTGCATTTAATATTTCCGTAACTATTGCACTTAATTTTACATCATCAATACCTTTTAAAGTATCGATCAAAGTGAAAGCATTTATACCATCTATTTTTGCCTGTGTTAATAATACTGTTGCAGTTGATATAGAACTTTGTTTGCTGAAGCCTCTAGACTCAAAGTAACCTACCATTGCATCAACATCATTAGTTGCAAAAGTTAATGTTGGCTTATTTAAATCTTCAAAAAACTTTCTTGTCTCTCTATCTGGGTTTTGAGTTGTTGGTATATTTGTCATTTATTATCTCTTTCTTATCAGTGCTTTTACAGTGTTTCCAAATTTACTAGAACTACGAGCAATAACAGTGTCTCCTAAACCGCCACCTCGTGTGTAACTTGAATCAGCAGTTCCACCAATTCTACCCACTGCACCTTTTAATATGTTAAATCCTTCTTGAGCCAATCCTGCTTTAGATAAATTTCTTGCATTTTTTATTGCATTTGCCCCACGTAAAATATTTCCTAATGTGAAGCCACTTCTTCCAGACTCTCCTCCAGATATGTCTGTGTTAGGACCTCCTTGGCCACCAAATAATCCAAACGCAGATGCTACTCCTCCTGTTCCAAACACACTTGTTGTACCTCCACCGGACAAAGAATTAGGAGATGGTGTTTGGTCATAATGTTCTTCTGCAAATCCTCTTGGCACACCTTCAGACACTGCACCTCTGCCATAGAACACTGCTTCATATTCTAGTGCCATAGAGTTTGCCGCAGGTTCACTGTCTGCATTGTTTAATGTGTCATGTTGCCACTGTGTGATGATTGGGTTAACAAGATGATACATTGTGTATCTTTTTCTAGACATTTGAAAAATTTGTATGCTGTCGAAAAATGCTTCATGCTGGTCGTTATCTAAACCAAATCTAAATTTTCTAAAATCTTGTGCAGAGTTATAAGCAAGAGATCTACTAAATGCTGTTGCACTTGCGTCAACACTTCCTGTTGCATTTACAAATGCTTCGGGTGATCTTTTTGCTGATTCATCGGAACCATACCATCCATCTCTAAAATAATATCTGTAGTACATTTCCCACAGTGCAGTTGTAACCCCATAATTGTCATCATGAAATACCATCTTAATTGGATCATAACTTATTTTTGTGTGTAACTTTCTTTTTTTATTGTACTGCTGGGCAACAACTGTCTCTATTGAATACTGAGGTAAGTCTACATTTTTAACCAACATATTCAATTCATTCTGATGTTTATTTTTAAAATTGCTTAAAGTTTTAAAAATACGTGATCCATTAGGGTGGGCTGGACTGTTTGCAATCATTCTATCTAATACATTTTGATTGATGTTAAAAACCACGTGAAAAAGAAATTTTGACTTAGGTGCAAGTCTAAAACTATCGTCTACATACAGTCTTGCCGCATGGGCAAAGTCGCCAAGATTACCTTTAGGTTCAAGGACTCCGCTTTTTAATCCGTCTAAGAATGGTGTAAGAATATTTGCCATATACTGTATTTATATGTTGAAAAATGTGGTATTTTAAAAACAAAAAAGGCGACTTAAAAAGCCGCCTTGTATCAATTATTTAATTTGTAATTAGCCTTGAGTAGTAGCATCAACTGGAGTTGTATCTCCTGAAATCATTGCCCATGCAAATACGGCAACAATTATTGCTACACCAATCCAAACTTTTTTGTTTTTTAATAGTTTTTTCATGGTTTGCTCCTTCCCTTGGTTAGTAAAAAAAAAGGGGCCGGAGCCCCCTTTTTAATTTATAATTGCAAATGAAAATTATGCACCGCCGCCGGTTATCAATGTATTCACTGTTCTGCCCACAGCCGTACCAACACCTGTACCTTGAGGTGTTTGTATTGCATTATCATATCTCAATGATAATGTAACTGTAACTGGCTCACTGGTGTTGTAAGCCAATGTGTTGTAGTTTGCTGACTCGACGTAGCAACCATACAACTCAAATGTTTCTAGAACTCCAACTGTATTGGCACCATTAGCACCATCAGTAATTTCAATTCTAGTAACAAATTTATAGTCAGCACCGCTTGCCGCCGCTGATTGTTCAAAGAAATCGAATTGTTTTTGTAGTTGTTCACCAACAAGTTTTTGTACGTTGTTGTTTACATCTTCTCTTAATGTAAGTGTGATTGGTTCCCAACTGTGTTTTCCAGCAAGATAAACTTTACTGTTGTAAACATCAATTGTTGTGTTTTCAAATGATAGATTAGGTCTTGTAATATCTTGCACTTGTTTTGTCAACTCAGTTGTTGGAGTTGATACACCAAAATTTTCTAACATCACTCTAAAACGATACTGTAATTTTGGCATTAACAGACCTTGATTAGATGCACTTTGATTGCTATCTAGAGGTACTGTAATTTTTGATAGTGTAGATATGCTCATTTGTTTCTCCTAATATATTTATCCTTATTATAACCCTGCTATTTCACCAGTATTTTTAAGTCTTAATGGAATGTATATAAACTCCACTGCTTTGACTGGCTCTATTGCTATATCTAGATATAATTCATTTCTATCTATTCTAGCAGGTGTGTTGTTTGTTTCATCACACACAACTAGGAAGTCATATAACGCTCTATTACCAACCAATTCTAACATTAAACTTTCTGCTTGAGCCTTGATTTCATCTCTTGTAGTTTTATCATTTGGTTCAAACACATATGGTCTTGCTAATTTGTTTAACTGACTTCTTAGGTAGATAACAAGTCTTGAAACGTTGATTCTGTCCAAAGAACTCGCCGCCGCCGCTCTTGTTTTCTGTCCGTAGTTTACTAAACCAGCACCTGTTATGAAAGTTATTGGGTTGACATTACCTGCGTAAAGTGTATCTCTTTGTCCTTCATTTAATGAAACTCCAACAAATTCACCTTCGTTGTTAATGTAACCAGTTGATGTTGCGTTGCTTATACCACCACGTCTTGTACCTGCTGGTGCAAACCATGGGAAAGAAACTTGATCGCTTAATGCAATAGTTCTTAACATCATGTGACTTGGTGGAACAGTAATGTTTTTACCAAAGTTATCACTTGTGAATCCTGATGGATAAAACACGCCTAAGTATTCATCATTTGTAACTAAACCTAAGTCATTGTCTTCTAATGCTTGGTTAACATTGTTGACATAATCATTTATTGATGTAGCATCAGGAGTTAATCTAAATGGAGTATCTCCTACAACAAATGCACTCAAGCCTCTGTCAAAGTTTAATGAAACCATTTCGCCAATTAATTCTGCATAACCTGGAGTTGCCATTACGTTGAACAATCTAGATTCGTCATCTCTAATTTCTTGGTTACCATTTACCATTGCTTGTAAAGCCTGTACTACAACTTTTCTTTGTGATTTTCTTCCAAATGAACCTGAACCGTCCGCCTGGTTTGCTGATTCAGTTACCCATCTGTGAGTGTAGTAATTTGTCATTGCTTCATCACCTGCTCTTGGGTTATCAGCAGTTTGATCTACATAATTTCTAACAAATTTTCTTACGTTGAAACCTGAACGTCTAGAGTTCCATAACAACATACCTTGTGGATATAGTGCTGGATCTGGAGCGTCAAAGTCTAAGAAGCCACTTGTTAATAATTCTTCAATTGTTCCTGCTTCATCACTTGTTGCACCTGATGTATTGTATCTTGCATCAGCAAATAAAATACCATCTTCAGTTGTTTGATCTGTGTTATCAACTAACACCCATCTTGAATCAACTGGGCCTTGTATTGTTGTATCATATTTGTAAATTTTTGGATAGTTTTCTAAATCTGCTGTTGATATCCAGATATCATTATCAACAAGTGCAGATGCACCATCCTGCTGTGTGCTTGGAGCAGTTGCTGAAACTGTTGGACCTTTTGCATCTGTTGATGCATAAGCAGTTTTGTAACCGACCCAAGTCGTACCATTGTGTACCATTAAATCAACTTCATCTATTGTTGATGAGTACCATAATTGACCATCTGACGCCAATGAAGTAATTGCATTGTCGCTGGCATTGTAAGCCAAAGGTTTCCAATTTGAAATTGTGTACTGTTTAGGATTTGTAGCACTTGAAGTACCTGCTTCGTAATAGAAGTTGCTAGTTGATGCTGGATCAAATCCAATCAATGCTAGTAATCCGTTTGTGTCTGTAATGTTAATCTCACCACCTTCAGTGTGTTCTAGTACAAGTCTGTTTAAACTGTCAACACTTGCTTTAACATTGTTTAAACCAGCCGCACTGTTAATTGCACCTGCAATTACATCAACGTCTTGTGCATTTTGATTTAAGTTTGAATCCAACACTGTGATTATTGCACTTGATGTAGAATTTACACCTTTTCTTGTTTCTGAAATTGTTAAACTGTAATTTGCACCTTGATCAGCAACACCACTACTTGTAACTATTCCGCCTGTTGCAATTGAATTGCCTGCGTTTTCTCTTCTGAAAACTTTGTAGTCTACTTGATCTGTACCATTGTCTGCATTTACATACAATGAACCTACTGCTAAATTTACACCGCCACCTGCTCTGTCTAAATTGTATAGAGCCGATGTTGCACCGCTTACACCAGTTGGATATGTGCCATAAACTGGAGCACTAATTTCTTCCCAAAGGTTTGTGCTTCCGTTGAATTTTTTAATTCTAAATCTAGCACCGCCATTTGGTTCTGTTGTTTTAATCCAAATTGATTTAGTAACCT